ATGACAGTCAAGTTCAGCGGCGGCGACGGCGATCCCGTCGATCTGCTGGCGGCCACCGAAACCATGCTGCGCGAAGGCGCGGCAGAGGCGGTGCGCACCATGCAGGAGGTGCGCGCGGGCCGGTTCGGCGAGATCAGGGATGCGCAGGCGCTGATGCGCGACCTGCGGCAGATGTTCCAGACGTTCATGGATGAGAGGACCAGGGTTGACAAACTCCGCCAGCAGACTGCCGGGGTCGTCCGCGGCCATGCGCTCGACTTCGCCGCGGCACGCGATGAGATCGGGCGCCGCGTGGCTTGCCTCCGTGACGCCGGAGGCGGTTGAGGATTTCCTGCACGGACTGAGCGAGAACGCGCTGTTGTCGCTGCCCTGGATCTTCGAGTTCTGGGCGATGCCGCACCAGCTGCCGCCGGAGGGGACCTGGCGCACCTGGGTGATCCTGGGCGGGCGCGGTGCGGGCAAGACGCGGGCCGGGGCCGAGTGGGTGCGGACGCAGGTCGAGGGGGCGACGCCGATGGCGCCGGGCGCCTGTGCCCGGGTGGCGCTGGTCGGCGAGACGGTGGACCAGGCGCGCGAGGTGATGGTGATGGGCGAGAGCGGCATCCTGGCCTGTTCGCCGCCCGACCGCAAACCGGTGTGGGAGGCGGGGCGGCGCCGCCTGGTCTGGCCCAACGGCGCCACGGCGCAGGTGTTTTCGGCGCACGAACCCGAGGGGTTGCGCGGGCCGCAGTTCGATGCTGCCTGGGTGGACGAGCTGGCCAAGTGGAAGAAGGCGGACCAGGCCTGGGACATGCTGCAGTTCGCGCTGCGGCTGGGCAAGCATCCGCGCCAGGTGGTGACGACGACGCCGCGCAACGTGGGCGTGCTGAAGGCCATTCTGGCCAACCCCACCACGGCGCTGACGCATGCCCCGACGCATGCCAACAAGGCGCATCTGGCGCAGAGCTTTCTGGACGAGGTCTATGCCCGCTACGGCGGCCAGTCGCTGGGGCGGCAGGAGCTTGACGGCGAGATCGTCGAGACGGTCGAGGGCGCGCTGTGGTCGCTGGAGATGATCGCGGCGGCGCAGGCCGAGGATGCCGATCTGGACCAGGTCGGGCGCGTGGTGGTGGCGGTGGACCCGCCGGTGACGGCGGGCAAGTCGTCGGACACCTGCGGCATCGTGGTGGCGGGGCGGATCGGGCAGGGACCGGCGCGCACGGCGCGGGCGGTGGTGCTGGCGGACTGTTCCGTTCAGGGCGTGTCGCCGGACGGCTGGGCGCGGGCGGTGGTGGCGGCGGCCGAACGGTTCGGCGCCGACCGGGTGGTGGTCGAGGCCAACCAGGGGGGCGAGCTGGTCGAGCGCGTGCTGCGCCAGGTGGACGGCAACCTGCCGGTGCGGCGGGTGCATGCGCAGAAGGGCAAGCACCTGCGGGCCGAGCCGGTGGCGGCGCTGTACGAGCAGGGCCGGGTGCGGCATGTGCGCGGGCTGGGGGCGCTGGAGGACCAGATGCTGCGCATGTCGGTGGATGGCTGGCGCGGCAAGGGGTCGCCCGACCGGCTGGATGCGCTGGTCTGGGCGCTGACCGAACTGGTGGTCGATCCGTCGGCCCTGCGGGGCGAGGGCGTGCCGCGGGTGCGGCAGGTGTAGGGCCGCGGCAGGGGGTGGGCAGGGTGCCCGCCAGAGGTGGGCAGATTGCCCACCCTACGGGGCGGCGGCCGGGGCCGGTGCGGGCCTGGCGCGGAACCGGCGGGGGCCGGGTGTGGCGGCGGGCGCCGGGGGGTCCGCCCGCGTCGACCATCGGTTCGCGGACCGATGGCGGACGCGATGGTCGACCCCCGGGGTTTCCGGGCAAGGACGAGGCAGCGGGCTGGTTCGCCCGGGCTGTGGCAGGGCGGCGCGAGCGGGAGAATGCGGATGAGGTTTCCTTTCGGGCGGCGGGGCGGGGTCCCGGCTGCGGCGGATGCGGCTGTGCCCGCGGCGGCGGGCGGCGAGCGCAAGGCAAGCGCCACCGGGCGGGTCATCGCCTGGGGGTCTTCGGGGCGGGTGGCGTGGTCTCCGCGCGACACGGCTAGCCTGATGCGCAACGGGTTCATGGGCAACCCGGTGGCATACCGGGCGGTGACGCTGATTGCCGAGGCCGCGGCGGCACTGCCGGTGGTGGTGCAGGATGCCGACAGGCGGTACGACGTGCATCCCCTGCTGAGCCTGATCGAGCGGCCGAACGGGGCGCAGGGGCGGGCCGAGTTTTTTGAGGCGCTGTATGCGTTCCTGGTGCTGGCGGGGGATGCCTATGTGGAGGCGGTGCCGGGGGTTTCCGGCGTGCCTGCCGAGTTGCACGTGCTGCGGTCGGACCGGATGGCGCTGGTGCCGGGGGCGGACGGGTGGCCGGTGGCCTATGACTATGCGGTGGGCGCGCGCAGGCACCGGTTCGTGCTGAGCGACGGGCCGCCCGCGGTCTGTCACCTGAAGGCGTTCCATCCGCTGGACGACCACTATGGTCTCGGGCGGGTGCAGGCGGCGGCGGCGGCGGTGGATGTGCACAACGCGGCGGGGGCCTGGTCGAAGGCGCTGCTGGACAACGCGGCGCGGCCGTCGGGCGCGATCGTGGTGAAGTCGGCGGAGGGCGGCATGCTGTCGTCCGAGCAGTATGACCGGCTGGTGGCCGAGATGGAGGCGCACCACTCTGGCGCGCGCAATGCCGGGCGGCCGATGCTGCTGGAGGGGGGGCTGGACTGGAAGCCGATGGGCTTTTCCCCCGCCGACATGGAGTTCGCCACGGTCAAGGAGGTGGCGGCGCGCGAGATCGCCATGGCGATGGGGGTGCCGCCGATGCTGATCGGCATTCCGGGCGAGGCGACCTATGCCAATTATGCCGAGGCGCACCGGGCGTTCTATCGCCTGACGGTGCTGCCGCTGGCGATGAAGGTGATGGCGGACCTGACGCACTGGCTGCGGGCGCATGCGGGGCATGCGGTGGAGTTGCGCGTGGACCTGGACCATGTGCCGGCACTGTCGGCCGAGCGCGAGGCGCTGTGGGCGCGGGTGTCGGCATCCACGTTCCTGACCGAGGCGGAGAAGCGGGCGATGCTGGGGCTGCCGCCGCGCCCGGATGGCGCATGAGCGCGCGGGCGCGCACGGCCGCGGGCGGGTCGCGGTATCTGTACGACAGTTTCGATGCGGCGCAGGCGCGCATCGAGGCAGGCGAGCGGGTGGCCGAGGAGCGGCAGGAGGCGCTGGTCTGGCGGCTGGGCAAGATCGAGGAGGCGCTGGACCGGATGGAGAAGCGCATCTGGATCGGGGTCTACGGGGTGGCGGCGTTCCTGCTGGCGCAGGCGGCCGAGGCGGTGATGCTGGCGCTGAAATGAGGTGGGGTATGGGACATGTCGGATGGGGGGCGCCGGAAGTGAAGTTCCAGCGCCCGGAGACGGGGTTCACGGTGACGGACGGCACCTGCGTGGCGGGCTATGCGAGCCTGTTCGGGCGGGTGGACCAGGGTGGCGACGTGGTGCAGCCGGGCGCCTATGCGGCCTCGCTGAAGGCGCTGGGGGCGGCGGGGCGGCGGGTCAAGATGCTGTGGCAGCATGACCCCGGCCAGCCCATCGGCGTCTGGGACGAGGTGCGCGAGGACGACCGTGGCCTGTACGTCAAGGGGCGCATCCTGACCGAGGTGGCGCAGGGGCGCGAGGCGGCGGCGCTGCTGGCGGCCGGCGCCATCGACGGGCTGTCGATCGGCTATCGCACGGTCAAGGCCAGCCGCGACGGCAAGGGCCAGCGCATGCTGGCGGAACTGGACCTGTGGGAGGTGTCGCTGGTGACGTTTCCCATGCTGCCCGAGGCGCGGGTGGCGGCGAAGGGCGAGGCGCCCGACGCCTGGGTGCCGCTGGCGGCGTTGCTGAACGCCGCGGCGGCGGAACTGGCGGCGGCGCGCCGCGGCTGAGGAAACGGGCAACCGGAGGGAAGGCAATGACCGAGGCGAAGGCCCGGACCGGAGAGGGTGCGCCCCGCGGTCCGGAAGATGGCGTGACGGCTGCGATGGCCGGATTTCTGAACGAATTCGGTCTGTTCCGGGCCGAAGTGAAGGCTTCCATGCAACAACAGGACGAGCGAGTGACCATGCTGGACCGCAAGACGGCAATGTTCGGACGCCCCGCGCTGGCGGCGGCGGCCGAGGTGGGGGTGCCCCATCGCAAGGCGTTTGGCGCCTACCTGCGCACCGGCGACGACGACGGCCTGCGCGGCCTGTCGCTGGAAGGCAAGGCGATGTCGACCGCGGTGGCCGCGGACGGCGGCTATCTGGTGGACCCGCAGACCGCGGACACCATCCGGTCGATGCTGCTGGCGACCTCGTCGCTGCGCGGCGTGGCGAATGTCGTGGCGGTGGATGCGACCTCGTTCGACGTGCTGATCGACCGGTCCGAGGTGGGGTCGGGCTGGGCGACCGAGGTGGCGGCCACGACCGAGACGTCGACGCCGACCATCGAGCGCATCTCGATCAAGCTGCACGAGCTGGCGGCGATGCCGAAGGCGTCGCAGCGGCTGCTGGACGACAGCGCGTTCGACGTCGAGGGCTGGCTGGCGGGCAAGATCGCCACGCGGTTCATCCGCGCCGAGGCGGCCGCCTTCGTGAACGGCGACGGGGTGGACAAGCCCAAGGGCATCCTGAACCCGCCCAAGGTGGCCAACGCGACCTGGACCTGGGGCTCGCTGGGCTATGTGCCCTCGGGCGCGGCGTCGGACTTTCCCACCACCAACCAGGCCGACTGCATCGTCAACCTGGTCTATGCGCTGGGCGCGGACTATCGCGCCAACGCGACCTTCGTGATGAACTCGAAGACGGCGGGGGCGGTGCGCAAGCTCAAGGATGCCGACGGGCGGTTCCTGTGGGCGGACGGGCTGCAGCAGGGGCAGCCGCCGATCCTGATGGGCTATCCGGTGCTGGTGCTGGAGGACATGCCGGATGTGGCGGCCAACGCCTATGCCATCGCCTTTGGCGATTTCCGCGCGGGTTATACCATCGCGGAACGCCCCGACCTGCGCATCCTGCGCGACCCGTTCAGCGCCAAGCCGCATGTGCTGTTCTATGCCTCGAAGCGGGTGGGCGGCGATGTGACCGACTTCGCGGCGATCAAGCTGCTGAAGTTCGCGACGAGCTGAAGCGCAGCGGGCGTGCCCCTTGGGCAAGGGGCGCGCCCAGACCGAACACCCGGGGCTCTGCCCCGGACCCCGGGATATTTGGGAACAGAAGAAGCGCAGGCCGCTTCGGACGCCCGGCCCGGTTTCGTCAAGCGGGGATCTGGGGATGATGCTGATCGAGCAGACGGGCATCGCGCAGGCGGCGCTGCCGCTGGCGGAGATGAAGGCGCATCTGCGGCTGGGCACGGGCTTTGCCGACGATACGTTCCAGGACGGGCTGGTCGAGGCGCAGCTGCGCGCGGCCATCGCCGCGGTCGAGGGGCGCACCGCCAAGGTGCTGATCGCGCGGCCGTTCCTGTGGCTGCTGGAGGACTGGCGCGACGGCGCGGCGCAGGCGCTGCCGGTGGCGCCGGTGACGGCGGTCACCTCGGTGACGCTGGTCGATGCGGGCGGCGTGCCCGCGGTCGTGGACCCGGCGCGGTACCGGCTGGTGCGCGACACGCACCGGCCCCGGGTGGCGGCGACGGGGTTGCTGCTGCCGCTGCCGGGGACGGGGGGGCGCATCGAGGTGGCGTTCACCGCGGGGTTCGGCGCCTGGGCCGACGTGCCGCCCGACCTGGCGCAGGCGGTGTTCCTGCTGGCGGCGGAATATTACGAGCGGCGGCTGGACGGCGGCGGCGAGCCGGTGCTGCCCGGGGCCGTGGCGGCGCTGATCGGGCGGTGGCGCACGGTGCGGACGCTGGCGGGGGGTGCGCCGTGAGGGTGCTTCTGCGGCGGCGGCTGGTGCTGGAGGCGCAGGTTGCGGTGCCGGACGGGGCGGGGGGGTTCGCCGCGTCCTGGGTGCCGCGGGGCCACCTTTGGGCGGAGGTGGTTCCGGGGGCGGGGCGCGCGGACGGGGCGGAAGAGTTTCCGGTCGCGCGCCAGCCCTTTCGCATCACCGTGCGGGGGGCGGCCCCGGGGGCGGCGTCGCGCCCCGTGGCGGGGCAGCGGTTCCGCGACGGCACGCGCGTCTTTGCCATCCTGGCGGTGACCGAGCGCGACACGGACGGGCGCTATCTGGTCTGCGCCGCGGTCGAGGAGGAACCGGCATGAGTTACGGGGCGGCGGCGGCGCTGCAGGCGGCGGTCTGGGCGCGACTGGCGGGCTGGCCCGCGCTGGCGGGGGTGCCGGTGGTGGACCAGCTGCCGAAAGGCGGCGGCAAGGGCACCTTCGTGCTGATCGGGCCCGAGCAGGTGACGGATGCGGGCGACCGCAGCGGGCCGGGGGCCGAGCACCGGTTTACCGTCAGCGTGATCACCGACGCGACCGGGTTCAGGGGCGCCAAGGAGGTTGCGGTGGCGGTGTCCGACGCGCTGGCGGATGCGGGTCTGGTGCTGGCGCGGGGGCGGGTGGTGGTGCTGGCCTTTCAGCGCGCCGCGGCGCGGCGGCTGGAGGATGGCGCGGCGCGGCGGATCGACCTGACGTTCGTGGCGCGGGTGGAGGTGTGATCGGCGTGCCGGGGGGAAGGCGGGGTGAACCCCGCCCTACGGGATGGCGATGCGCGGCGGGTGGACCTGGCGTTCGTGGCGCGGGTCGAGGTGTAGGGCGGGGTTCACCCCGCCCTGTGCGGACGGCGGGGTGAACCCCGCCCTACGGTTTTTCCGGGCGAGTGCCCGGCAGATTTCACCGACAGGAGATCGGGATGGCGGTACAGAGCGGCAAGGACCTGCTGGTGAAGCTGGACATGACCGGCGACGGCAGTTTCGAGACGGTGGCGGGGTTGCGGGCCACGCGGGTGAGTTTCAACGCCGAGACGGTGGACGTGACCAGCCTTGAATCGCAGGGCGGGTGGCGCGAGCTTCTGGCGGGGGCGGGGGTCAAGGCCGCGTCGATTTCGGGGTCGGGCGTGTTCCGCGACGCGGGCACCGACGCGCGGGCGCGGCAGATCTTCTTTGACGGCGAGGTGCCGGATTTCCAGGTGGTGATCCCGGATTTCGGCGTGGTCGAGGGGCCGTTCCAGATCACCTCGATCGAATACGCGGGCAGCTACAACGGCGAGGCGACCTATGAGCTGAGCCTGGCGTCGGCCGGCGTGCTGACCTTCCTGGCGCTGTGATGGCCAATCCCTGGGCGGGCGAGGTGGAGATCGTCCTGGACGGTGTGCCGCGGGTGGCCAAGCTGACGCTGGGGGCCTTGGCGGAGCTGGAACAGGCGCTGGGCACGGGGTCGCTGGTGGCGCTGGCCGAGCGGTTCGAGGGCGGGCGGTTTTCCGCGGCGGATGTGCTGGCGCTGGTCGTCGCGGGGTTGCGCGGGGGGGGCTGGCAGGGCACCGCCGCCGACCTGCGCACGGCCGAGATCGGCGGCGGGCCGATGGCGGCGGCGCGGATTGCGGCCGAGTTGCTGGCGCGGGCCTTTGCGCTGCCGGGCGAGTGACATGGACTGGGCGGGGCTCATGCGGGCGGCGCTGGGGGGCTTGGGGATCACCCCGGATGTCTTCTGGCGGCTGACGCCGGTGGAGTTGCGGATGATGCTGGGGCTGGCGCCGGGGACGGCGCCGCTGACGCGGGCGCGGCTGGAAGAGCTGGCGCAGGCATTCCCGGATGGAGGGGCGGATGGCCGAGATCGACGACCTGCGGGCGCAGGTGGCGGCGCTGGAGGCGACGGTGGCGTCGGCATCCAGCGTGGTGGGGGCGTTTGACGGCGAACTGGCGCGGATGCGCGAGAGCCTGCTGTTCACCGGGCGCGAGGTGGACCGGCTGTCGGCGGGGCTGGGGGCCGGGCTGCGGCGGGCGTTTGACGGCGTGGTGTTCGACGGGTTGCGGCTGTCGGATGCGCTGAAGGGGCTGGGGTCGTCGATTGCCAATACCGTCTACGGCATCGCCATCCGGCCGGTGCAGGGGGCGCTGGGCGATGCGCTGGCCAAGGGGATCAACGGCATCCTGTCGGGGATGCTGCCCTTTGCCGGGGGCGGGGCGTTCACCCAGGGGCGGGTGATGCCGTTCGCGCAGGGCGGCGTGGTGTCGGGGCCGGTGAGCTTTCCCATGCGCGGCGGGCGCGGGCTGATGGGCGAGGCGGGGCCCGAGGCGATTCTGCCGCTGGCGCGGGGGGCGGACGGGCGGCTGGGCGTGCGCAGCGCGGGTGCCGGGCGGCCGGTGACGGTGGTGATGAACATCACGACGCCGGATGTGGGCGGATTCCAGAAGAGCCAGGCGCAGATCGCGGCGCAGGCGGCGCGGGCGCTGGCGCGCGGGCAAAGGAACAGGTGAGCGGATGGCAGCTTTCCACGAGGTGCGGTTTCCGGCCAACCTGTCCTTCGGGTCGGCCGGGGGGCCGGAGCGGCGCACGGAGATCGTGACGCTGGCCAACGGGTTCGAGGAGCGCAATTCTCCCTGGGCACATGCGCGCCGCCGCTATGACGCGGGGGTGGGGTTGCGCAGCCTGGAGGACGTTGAGGCGCTGATCGCGTTCTTCGAGGCGCGGCGGGGGCAGTTGCACGGGTTCCGCTGGAAGGACTGGGCGGATTACCGGTCGGCGGGCGCGCGGGCGGCGGTGGCGGCCGGGGACCAGGTGATCGGCACCGGCGACGGCGCGACGGTCGCGTTTGCGTTGGCCAAGAGCTATCGGTCGGGTGAGGAGGTCTATGTGCGGCCCATCGTCAAGCCGGTGCGCGGGACAGTGAAGGTGGCGGTGGCGGGGCAGCCGCAGGTCGAGAGCATCGACTGGACGGTGGATGACGCGACCGGCGTGGTGACCTTTGCAGTGCCGCCGGATGTGGGCACCGTGGTGTCGGCCGGGTTCGAGTTCGACGTGCCGGTGCGGTTCGACACCGACCGGATCACGGTGTCGGTGGCGTCGTTCAAGGCCGGCGAGGTGCCGTCGGTGCCGGTGGTGGAGCTGCGGGTATGAGCGAGGCCTTGCATGCGCATCTGGATACCGGTGTCACCCTTGTTGCGCGCTGCTGGGCGGTGGTGCGGCGGGACGGGGCGATCTTCGGGTTCACCGACCATGATAGGGATCTGGCCTTCGAGGGCGTGGTGTTCCGCGCGGGCACCGGGCTGACGGCGCGGGCGGTCAGCCTGACCACGGGGCTGTCGGTGGACAATTCCGAGGCGGCGGGCGCGCTGTCGGATGCGGCGGTGACCGAGGCCGACATCGCGGCGGGGCGGTTCGACGGGGCGGCGGTGACCTGCTGGCTGGTGCGGTGGGACGACGTGGCGGCGCGCAAGGTGCTGTTCCGCGGGTCGCTGGGGCAGATCGAGCGGGCGGGCGGCGCGTTCCGGGCCGAGTTGCGGGGGCTGAGCGAGGCCCTGAACGTGCCGCAGGGGCGCACGCTGCAGCGGGGCTGTGCGGCGGTCCTGGGCGATGCGTCGTGCCGGTTCGACCTGACGCAGCCGGGCTATGCGGCCGAGGTGGCGGTCGAGGTGGCCGAGGGGGGCCGGGTGTTCCGCTGGGCCGGTTTCACCGGGTTCGACGACCGCTGGTTCGAGCGGGGGCGGTTCACGGTGGTCACGGGGGCGGCGGCGGGGCTGGTGGCGGTGGTCAAGAACGACCGGCTGTCGGGTGTGGCGCGCACGGTCGAACTGTGGGAACCGCTGGCCGGGGTGGCCGTGGGTGATGTGGTCCGCATCGAGGCGGGGTGCGACAAGCGGGCGGACACCTGTCGGCTGAAGTTCGGCAATTTCCCGAATTTCCGGGGGTTTCCGCATGTGCCGGGCGAGGACTGGCTGGCGTCCTATCCGGTGCGCACCGGGCGCAATGACGGCGGGAGCCTGGTCGGATGACGCCGTTCGAGGCGCGGGTGGTGGCCGAGGCGCGGGGCTGGATCGGCACGCCCTATGTGCATCAGGCGAGCGTCAGGGGCGCGGGGGCCGATTGTCTGGGCCTGCTGCGCGGCGTGTGGCGGGCGGTGGTGGGGCCGGAGCCCGAGGCGATGCCCGCCTATACGCCCGACTGGGGCGAGGCGGGCGGGCGTGAACTGCTGCTGGCCGCCGCGCGGCGCTGGCTGGTGCCGCACGAGGTGGCGCGGCCGGGCGATGTGCTGCTGTTCCGCATGGCGGACGGGCGGGTGGCCAAGCATCTGGGCATCTGTGCCGGGGCGTCGTTCATCCATGCCTATACCGGGCATGGCGTGGTGGAGAGCCCGCTGAGCGGCCCCTGGGCGCGGCGGGTGGTGGGGCGGTTCGGATTTCCGGAAGGGATCGGCTGA